TCGGCATCACGGATCGGGACAAGAAGTCCGTTCAGTCGGTCGTCAGCAACCAGAACCGCAAGTACAAGACCCAGGCGCGCGATGCGGACGGCACGATCATCCTGAACGGCGACAAGCCCAAGATGGTCTACACGACCCACTACGAAGTCATCGAAGTCGACGCCGCGACCGCCGAAGCGATCAAGGACACGCCTCTGGCCGGCTCCAAGGTTCTCGTCCGCCGCGACATCTGATTCGGCCGCATCCCGCAGCCGAGTGGCCCGCCAGTTCTCCCCGTGACTGGCGGGTCTTTTCATGCCCGGACCACTTTACCGGACAGCGCGCTCACCGCCGAACACCCGCCGAGCAGCGATCCAAGGATCTGATCGACGATCGGGAACTGTGCCTGCACGTCGCCTGCGCCCTGGTCGCGAAACGTCACGTCGATTGAGCCACTGATTGCGACCTTGCTGTACTTCGACGCGGTGAAATCACGGCTCAACGTCCCTGGCGCCGTGATCTCGCGATAGGCCACCTCATAGGTCGCGTACTCAATCGCCTGCGGCACCGTCTCAGACGACACAGCGTATCCATCGCAGTCCACGACGCCCACGCGCGGCCACTCGCGTTCCTGCGCCTGCTGGCCCACCTTGGTGCCCATAAACCGGTCTCGATACTTGCCGTCGAGCCATTCAGACGCCACCAGCAGCTTCGCCAGCACGGTCGTGTTCAACTGCCCGGCCACATCGCGCCCTCGCGCCGTATGGTACGCTCGATACCCTGCCTCGGTGCCGTACATCTCACATTCTCCAAACAAAAAGGCGGCAGGTTTCCCCACCGCCTGTGTGTATCACCGTGGCGATAGGGTCAGTCGGTCAGACCCTTCATCGCCTCGCGCGCATCGTCCTCGGTCTTGTAGCCAGCGTCATCCGCTGCCTTCTGGCCGGTCAGGTTGAACACGAAGAACTTGCGCCCTTCCTTCTGGACGAAATACTGCGGCGCGGCGTTCTGCGTGGTGACGTTCTCGGCCACAGCGGGCGTCTGAGTGGCCGTCTCGGTCTCGCCCTTGTCGATCGATCCGTACGCCTTGGGATCGGCATCGTAGTCCGACTTGTTGACGCGGACGGGGCCGTTGGCGGTCTTGACCACCACCACTTCGCATTCGTAACCCATCGTACTCACTCCTGTTTGAAACACCCGGCCCGCCAGCAGGTAAACGGGCCGGGTGCCCTCCGTGACGGAGCCTTAAACCGCCATGACAATATGTGACGATTTTATGGCTTTCACTCCCCAGGCCAGCGCGACTTCGTAGCGCAGCTTGCGGTAGCCCTCGTACACGCTGACTTCGACCGTCAGGCCGGAGCGCGGGTCCGTGAGCATCATGCGCTCGCGAGCCGCGTCACCACCGGGCGGCAGCGCGGGCGCACGGGCGGCAAGCGCCATCGCATCACGGCTGAACGCGACGGCGTTGGCATCGTAGGTCGCGGCCACGGTGATCGCGGTCGCTGCAGCCGGGATGGCCTGACGCAAACCGGTCGTCAGCGTGATCGAACCACCGTTCGACGTGTCGGTGTCGCCGGTACGCACAACGTACTTACGCGTGTCGCCCGCGAACGAAACCACGTCGCCCGCCGTGATCGTGCCGGTGCCGGCAGACGCGAGGTTGATCGTGGTCGCACCGATCGCGAAGCCAACAGCCGAAGTGGTCGCACCAGCGGCGGTGCCCTTGACGTGGTTGACCGACTGCGCCGTCTCGTGGATCGAGAAGCCCATCAGGTCCATCAGTTCGCCGTCACGCAGCGTCATGGTGGTGCCGGCTTCGTTCGCACGGGTCAGGTTGTACATGCTGCGCATGTTGGCACCGGACGACGTGTTCATGATCATGGCACGACCGGTGACAGGCGCACCGTTGTCGTCGAGCAGCTTGCGGATCTGCGCGGCGTCGGTCATCTTGTCACCGCTAAACAGACCGCCACCGGGGCCGGTGTAGACCAGCGAGGCATTGGCGACAGCTTCAGCAGCCAGATCGGCTTCGACCGCGTTGGTGATCGTGCGCAAGCCTTGCGCGAACAGGTCGGCCTGGATCGTGAGCCACTGATTGCCGAGACCAAGGGTTTCCTCACCGGTCACGCCGAACGCTGCAGCCTTCGCCTTGGTGATGGTCATCGTGCCGGTGCCGATCGCCTTGTCAGCGGGCTCGGGGATGATCATCTGCGGCACCACGTCATCGAGCGTGGCGGGCGGGACGATCGGGAACGTGACGGTCTGGCCGACTGCGGCGCGCTCTGCCGAGACATTGCGGGTCACGGCGGGGACGAAGCCGACGAGTTCACGCGACACGATGTCCAGACCGGCATAAAGCGCGGGGATCAGGCCGGTGAGCGTGTTGGCGAAAGCAGGGGTCAGGATGGCCGGGCCGGTGCGGGCCAGCAGCATAGGCTTGAGACGAGACATGGTGTACCTCAGATGTGGGGATGACGGAAAAGAGCGTGGGTCAGTCCAACCCGGTTCGCCTTCCGTCAGTCCAACATCCGGCAGGTGGTATGATGCACTGGTGTGGGTAGTGGTGTCAACAAAGAAAAGGCCCGGTGGTTAGCCGGGCCGTGTGTTACATGTTGATCCAACGAGTGAGTCCGAGCCAACGCCAAATCATGTGATGCTCCCTGTGTTGTGGTCGCTGCGACGTAGGAAGTCTGACCGAGTTGTTTCAGGATGATCAATCCCACAACTGGCTCCTTCTAATCCTCGTCACCACTCGTCTCACGACCGCCGCAGCACCACCGACCTAACCTACCACCGTGTCAGTGTCAATCGACGATCTTCACCTCGCCCGAACCCATCTTCGCGGCCAGATCCGCCTTCTGCGCCGGGTCGGTCATCGCATCGAAGTCCGCGCGCTTGATGATGCGACCCTGACCGCGATTACCGCCGCCGCCGTTGTTACCCGAGCCGCGCGCTTCCGGCGCCTTCAGGAGCACGTCACGATCGGGTCGCTGCTCGATCCACAGCGACAGTGCTTCCTCGAAACCAGCGGTCTCACCGATGCGCTTGGGCGACTGGAGCGGGTTGCCGTTGTTGTCGAGCGGGACGATGTTGTCGCCGTCTACCTTGAACCGATCGCGGAACGCAGCCTGGATCAGATCAGCCGGGACAGCAAGGTTGTCCTTAATGAACTCGGACGACTTGAACGCGCCGTCGAGCAGCGTGCGGTTGTAGCGATCGTTCGCGGTATCGAGCGACTTCTGCACCTCGGACAGACGCGTCTCGTACTGCTGCGTGATCTGCTGCTTCACTTCGTCGACCTTGCCGGCGTCAATCAACTGCTTCTGGTCCAGACGCGACACGGTGTCGAGCGCGGCCTTTGCCTTGGCCGGATCGTCGATGCCCTCGAACGTCTTGAGTTTCCCTTCAGCCGCTTCAGCGCGCGTGCGGTGGTCGCGTGCCTCATTGCCGAGCCGGGTGATCGTGTCATGGACCACAGACATCTCACGACCCGATGCGTCGATGTAGATCGGATTGCCCGAGCCATCCAGAACGAGCGAGTCACCGTCCTTCTTCCAACCGGGCGAACCGCTGTCGTATGCGGCGATGAGTGCAATTCTCGATACCTGCTGCTTCACTCTACTTCTCCTGCTGTATCAACCGGATCACCCGGCAATTCCTTCAATAGTCGTTCCGTCTCAGTGGTCGGATTGAAATCGCTGTTCAACACACCACGACGCTTCAAACCGTCCCAATATGTCTCACGCGAGATGTCCTTGCGATCACGAGCCGCATCCAACGTCGCCAGATCATCCGTACCCTTGAAGTCGTCAAAGTCAAGGAACACGTGGACGTTGGGCACCCAACCCGTCTTGAGCCATTTGTCCGTGATGATAAGCGCGTTCTCTGCCGCATCCTTGAGCATGATGGCCCATGCGCGCACTGCCGATCGTGCCTTGAGTGCGGCAACTGCTGCGGTGATGATGGTGATGTTGCTGCTGGACGCGGTGAGCGGCTGACGGCCCAATTCACGCAGTTCGCGGATGGTGTGCTCGATGTCCGCCGCCAGGAACTTCAGGCTCTCGGCAGAAGGCTCCAGATATGACCATGAGCCAACTTGTCCGCTGGTGTTGGTGCCAGTGAACAGCACGCGGTTCGGCCCCACAGCCACCTTGTAGATCGGCTTGCCGTTCGCGTCCTTTTCCGGTGAGATGCCGTTGGCCGCAAGCATCGGATAGGCAGTGAGTTTCTTAGCGAACTTGAGACCCGACTCCTGCTCGTACAACTCGATCTGCAGATCCGCCGCGTTCTCCATCTGTGGCTCGATCTGCCACGTGCGACCGATGCGGCGCCCGGTGATGAACGGAACGAGCGGGATCACGTCGATGCTAAGCGTGCCGCGACCGTCAACCGTCCAGCGCGCCTTACCATCCGCTCCGGTGGTCGCCAGCTTTTGCCACAGCACCCACGTGATCAGGCCATCATTGTCGCGAATGAACTCACGGATGTGATCTGGATCACCCGGCTCGAACATCTTGAAATAGGTAAGCGTTTCGGTGCCGTTGATTACCTCGGACTGCACGTCAAGCACGTTGCGACCGAGCACATGCGTCCAATATGGACGATAGCCGGCTTGCTTGAACTCAGCCATATTGCGCGGCGTTTCACGCACGTCGCTGTAGTCGACGAATATCCAGTCGATCGCGCTGTTGATGCCGTTGTAGAATGTGCTGGCCAAGAACACCGTGAGGTTGTTGCTGCTGCCGTCGACGTTCTCGATGAAGTCGGTCATCATCTGCGGTGGTGCGGTGGGCTGGTCGAGCAGCATGACCAATTGCTCGAATGGTTTGGCGGCAAGCCCTTCCACGATATCTTTGTAAACGTTGGTCATCTTCGTCGTTTTAAGACGAAACGCGTAATCGTTCGCATCTTCGTCGACGAACTTAGGCAGATATGTGTCACCCGCTGCACGCATGGTGGTGATGCCACCCGTGATCGCATCAACCTTATCCCAATACGGGACC